CCGTGACGGTCCCCTGGTCTCGGGACCGTGGGCCGTCAGCAGCGCGCCAGGTATCGGGCCGCCTGGCCCGTGGGCCGTGGTCCGCGACCCGTGCCTGGTGGATCGCGTGCTGCAGCTGGTGACGCGCGCCAGGCCGCATGTTTCCTGGGTTTTTCCGATCCGGCCTGCAGCTGGTGGCCGCCGACCTGGTGGCCGTGTTTGTGTTTGTGTCGACCTGGTGGCTGGTGTTTGTGGCCTGGATCACGTACACCTGGCGCCCGCACCTGGCGCCCGATCCGCGACCCGTGGGCCGTGGCCCGCGTGCCTGGTGGCCACCGATCCGGAGCGCGCTGCCTGGTTCGCGGTCCGCGTGCCAGGCGACCCGGCCGGCGTACCCGGGGCCAACAATTAGGCCCCAGGCGCAAGCTACGCGGGCTTTGGCCCGATTTCACACGGTAAGTTTCACGTGAAACAGTTTTGGCCCCCACCTTGAAAAAAGGCCCCCTTTGTCAACCTTGTCAACTTGTGTCAAAATTTTTGCAATTCCAAAACGAAACGGACCCCCATGATTCCTGACGAAATTGAATCCGAACGGCTGAAACTTGAGTACCGGCTCGCGCAGCTTGATACGCAGGAAAAGGCCCGAATGAATTTCCTCGACTTCGTTCGGTACGTTTGGCCGGGGGCCATTCTTGGTGAACACCATGCCATCATGGCTAAGGCCTTTGACCGGATCGCCGCTGGGTCCTTGAAGCGTTTGATCATCAACATGCCCCCTCGGCACACGAAGTCTGAATTTGCGTCCTATCTCCTGCCGGCGTATCTCATGGGCCGTGATCCACGGACCAAGGCCATTGAGGCGACGCACAATAGCGAGCTTGCTGTGCGTTTTGGCAGGAAGGTTCGGGATTTGATGGACATGGAGACTTACAAGGAGGTGTTCACCGATGTAAGTTTGAAGCAAGATTCCAAGGCGGCTGGCCGGTGGGACACGAACAAGGGTGGGGAGTATTTTGCTGTTGGCGTGGGGGGTGCGATGACGGGTCGGGGTGCGGATGTTTTGATCATTGATGATCCGCACTCGGAGCAGGATGCGATGAGTGATTTGGCTTTGGACAATGCGTGGGAGTGGTATATCTCTGGGCCGCGCACGCGTTTGCAGCCTGGTGGGGCGATTGTGATTGTGATGACGCGTTGGGGGACGAAGGATTTGACGGCGCGGTTGCTCAAGGCGCAGAAGTCACGGAACGCGGATCAGTGGGAGGTGATTGAGTTTCCGGCGATCTTGCCTAGTGGTAAACCCTTATGGCCGGGATTTTGGAAGATTGAGGAGTTGGAGGGGGTGAAGGCCACGCTGTCGGTGCAGAAGTGGAACGCGATGTATCAGCAGCAGCCCACGAATGACGAGGGTGCGATTTTGAAGCGGGAGTGGTGGAGGGTTTGGCCGCATGATGACCCGCCAGTTGTGAACTATATTATTCAGTCTTTGGACACGGCGTACTCCAAGAAGGAGACGGCTGACTTTTCTGTGATCACGACCTGGGGCGTGTTTTACTTGAACGAGGACTCGGGGGCGTCGATTATTTTGCTTGACGTCAAGCGCGGGCGCTGGGACTTCCCGGAGTTGAAGCGTATTGCGAAGGAGCAGTATGACCACTGGCAGCCGGACAATGTGCTGATTGAGGCGAAGGCGACGGGGACGCCTTTGCAGCAGGAACTCAGGAGGATGAGCATTCCGGTGACGATGTATTCGCCAGGCGGGCGTCGTTCGGGGACGGACAAAGTTGCGCGGGCTAACGCAGTGGCGCCGATATTTGAGGCGGGGATGGTTTGGGCGCCGGACACGGACTGGGCGGAGGAGTTGGTGGAGGAATGCGCGGCGTTTCCCAATGGAGACAACGACGACATGGTCGACAGCACCACCATGGCGATGATGCGGTTCCGCCAGGGCAACTTCATCAGTTTGGCTACTGACGACGATGAGCCGCAGGATAAAGGGGAGCTTGTGCCAGAGTACTATTGACGCTTAAAATGGCTCTAATTCTTTTACGGAGCCTGTCGCATATGGACGAAGAAAATCTGTCTCCAAATCAGATGAGCGAAGGCTATTCCCAAGAGCCGGTTCAGGGGTTTGCGTTTGGTGGGATTGCCATTCCATCACAGCAGATTTTTTTGCGGGGATCGGACAAGGCGTATCTGGCCGAGCGACAAAAAGAATTGGATGCCTATGAAGCGCAGCGCCTGGCGTACAACGACCAGTTGACCAAGTGGCAAAACGAGGTTTACAACCCTTACAAGACGCAGGTGGATGCGTACAACGCCGCTTCACAAAAGTACAACACCGACGTTTACAACCCTTACAAGACGCAGGTGGATGCGTACAACGCAGAAGCGCAAAAGTACAACGAAGAGGTTTACAACCCGTACAAAGCGCAGTTTGACAAGTACAAGGAAGCGGTTGATGCTTGGAATGCAGGACCACGCGACACGGACTACGCAGGCCCTTCAGAGCCCACATTAGCACGTCAATTCACACTGACCGCACCTACACAGCCTAAGGCGTTTGATATGGTTGCGCCCACCACGCCTGAGGGGTTCAAAGGCGTTGCGCCTGTGATGCCGTTCAAAGAGGAAGAAATCAAGGCTTACCAGGAGGCTGCGGCAAAGCGCGCGCGCCAGGATGCAGGCCACCGTGCGGTTGCAATTGACGTGGTAAGTGACCCTGAACGGTTTAATTTTGGATCAATGTCCATAAGCAATCGCTTTATGGCGAAAGGGGGAGAAGTGAAAGAAAAGTCCGCAAAAGAAATGTTGGGCGAGATGGGCGGGGGCCGTGAGCCGACTAAGGATCAGCTGTTAAAAATGATCCAGGAAGTTAGCTCAAATGGCAAGCTGTCGAATAAGCAAATCCTTCAGGCCGTTGAACGTGTTGCGGCTGCAGGTCGTGGCGGCGATGAGTTACTGGCCTATCTTTCTCCTGAGTCCGTTAAATTGCTCAAGAAGATGGGAGGCTCTGGAACTATCAATCCTGCAACGGGCTTGCAGGAATTTAAAGGTGGCTTTATTGGCAAAATTGTCGATATGGTCAAAAACGTGTTTAGCCCCAAGAGCGCGGCCCCTGCAGCATCTGCAGCATCTGCAGCCTCCGCACCGGCCTCAGCAGCCGCAGCAGCACCTGCCGCTGACGCTCCTGCACCCCCTTCTGCAGCTGAATTGATGAAGCAGCTTGAGGCTTCTAACTCGGCCAGAGAAGCGCTGCAGGCCAAGTACGACACAGACCTGGTAACCTTTAAAAGCCAGGCTGAGAAGGATAGGGAAGAGGCCATTAAAGCCGCCTTGGCAACTGATGCGCAAAAGCGCGCTACTATGATTGCCCGTCCTATGATCGGCAACAGGATTCCACAGTTCCAAGACAACATGCCCGTTGGCAACACGGCTAAGGACTTGTTGGCGCAGATGCCATCCGGCGATCCAATGAGCAAAAACTTTGTCGGCCCGCGCAGCCCGGAAGAGGAAGCGCGGTTCAAGGGCCAAGCAACCGACAAAAAGGGCTTCACGCGTGACCCTAACGAGATTGGAACGATGGCCCTGGTGCCTTGGTACAACCCCAAGACAGGTGAGTCGTATGTCGCCCCGGATGGAGCAACCAAACCCCCAAGTGACGACTGGGTCAGGGGCGAGGGCCCTAACGGGATGCCAAACTTGAAACGTCCCCCAGGCTTCAATGAGCCCACGCCCATTCCGCAACTGACTCCTGTGGCCACGCCCAGTCTGGACTTTGGTCGTCGCCTCAGCAGCCCTGGAGTTGGCGCGGAACCACCTAAGTCTCCTGCGTTTGGCGGCGTTGATCAGGACAACTTCTTTGCCCTGAATCCGAAAAGCTCCACGGGCATCTCTCCGGGCACCATGGCCATTGGCTCGCCGGACATGCCGATGTTTGGTGCGATGAACACCATGAACACGCTTGGCTCAAACAAGAACTTGTCTCCAGGAATGTTGGGAGGCCAGGAGAGTCTTGGCTTTTTTAGCGACCGTCTTGGGAACACCATTTACTCGGCGGCCCAGCCTCAACTTTATCGAACCTTTGCAAAGGGTGGCATGGCAGAGCGCCTGGCAGCGTCGAACGCCTACAACATGTCCGACTCGGAAGAGCAGGCCATCAACACCGATCCCTTAGGGTCGGCGCAGCGGATGATGAGCGAGCTGATGGACACCCGGGCAGACGCCCCGAACGAGGTAAGCATCAAGCGCTTGCCAAAAAGCGGTGGCGCGTCTAAGGGCAAGAGCAAAGAGATGGCCATGGACCTCGGAGACCTGGCAACGATCAAGGACATGCAGGCGCTGACCTCTGCCAAGGCCATGGTGCCTGAGCTCAAGGGAGAAGACAGCGCACGCTCGCAGATGGAAGCCCTGGCATTGGCGTACAAGTTGAAGGCCAAGGAAGCAACCAACCAGGCCCGGGGTTTGATGCGAAACACCATGGGCGCTCCGACACTGGAGAAGCCCACCTTGACCAAGAGCTCGCTGACCAAGCAACGCTTTGAAAAGGGTGGTGAAGCAAAAAAGGACGTCGCTGAAAGCACCGAGGAGCCCGGTGTTTTCGGCGTGAGTGACTATGCCACCAAGGCATCGGCTCGCATGTTCCCTGATCAAAAGGGGCAGGACGATCAGCGCGACGCGGTTCGCCACATGTTGGCTGCCGGGATTGTTGCCCAGAAGTACGGCCCAGGGACCGCAAAGTTTTTGGGTAAGGCCCATGAGCGCCTAAGCAATCCAAAGTCGTTTTTTAACATGCTTGGCATTGGCGATGCTCGTTACGACTACGACGTGGACGTGCACAACAATAACCTGGGCGTGGAGCTTGCAGCGCGGGCCAAGACCCAGGCTGAGTTGGAAAAGATGGTGCAGGAATTGGCCAAGAAGTCTGTGGACAAGCAGACGCCTGGTCGGCCCTGGACAGTAAGCCGCCAGCAATTGGAAGCCATTGACGAGAAGACCAAGAAGGCCGCCGCGCCTCCGCAGTACCGCTCCGAGGGCAGCCCCAAGGAAGGCGAGTTGTCTCAAGCAGAGATTGACGCAGCAAGCAAGCCGGCCTTTGTGACACCGAAGTCTGGCAAAGGCCGCAAGCAAGGTGAGATCAGCCGTCAGCTGAACTCTGGCGAGGCGTATGTGAACATGGCCAAGGGCGTGACTGAGTTGCCTTATGACATTGCAGGCGCGCCTGTGGACTTGGCCACGATGCTTCTGCGTTCCACGGGCTACAACGTTGACAAGCCTGTCATGAGTAGCGACTGGATCAAGGAAAAGATGACCAAGCTCGGCGTGCGCCCTGAGCCTCCTGCTGATCCGACCGCCAAGGGCTTCTACACCGCCGGCGAGCTGCTGTCCAACCTGACCAATCCTGCTGGCGTGACACGTGCAGGCGTGAAGGGCGCGCAGAAGGCTGGCCAGGTAGCCACTGAAGCGGCCAAGGACTTCCAAGAGTACAACCGACAGCTTTCTGTGCCAGGCGCGTCGTATGCTGTGCGACCCACTGGCAGCACGATGCTTACCGGCAATCTTGGGAATACAAAGCAAAGGTTTAACGCGCCTACTTCTGGCATGGACCAGCTCCTGGAGGAAGGATTGTCTAATGCGCGTTTTGCTGCGGGCCAAAACGCAGACCAGACACAGATGCTCCGAGACTTTTGGAACACGAAAGCGCGCAATTATTTCTCGCGGCAATTTGGGACACCGGATGATCCCATTGCACGGGCCATATCCAAAAAGCAGATTCGCGGCTCTGCATTAGAAGAATCGTTCCCCGAGTACCTGATTGACCAGGTCAATGTAGGCAAGACGCGCGTCAATGACCAAGGACAAGAACGCTTCTTCCCGAAATATCCGCGTGCCATGGAAGATTTTCAACAGCGGTATGACGAGGCCACAGGACTCAAGGGCAGCGTTATTGCGCCGCAAAAAGGGCTGGGTAACCCACAGTATACCTACACCTTGTCGCAGGCTGGCAAAGACCTTGAGCAATTGGCAAAGACCAAAGAAGAGGACAAGCTGTTGACACAGGGTGTTCGTCCTGAGCTGATCAACTCCAATGTGGGTGTAACAACCTTTAGCGGCAAAGAACCGGGCGAGGTAATTGGTGGAAGCACGCGAGCCATTGACCAGTTGTTCGACACGTACGACCTTCAAAGAAAGTCAGGAAACCCGGCACTATTGAACAACATTACTACGGCGATTGAAAAAGGAGAGCCGATTTACGAAATTGTGAACATGCGTAGCCCGTTGTCGAATATCTTTGAACCGACAGCGATTAACGAGTACTTGGCGTCTATCCCGCTGCGAGAGGCCTCCAAGATGCGGTTTGAGGATGCCGTTCGAGGCGCTCTCAAGCTGCAGGAAAACAAAGCCCAAATGGAAAACTTGGCTGCCCGCATAAAATCAGGCAAACCTGTTGCAGACTCGGTGTTTTCGCAAGGCGTGAGCGCCCCCTTGGTGCAGATTAAAAACGGACCGCTTGAGGGGTTTGCCTGGAAGCGCATTGAAGATCGCAAGGCCACTGTGCCTGAGGGCGCGTATGTTGGGCACTCGGTCGGAGGGTATGAGACTGGTGGCATTGGCTACACAACCGAAAAGCGAGAAGGATTTAACACAGGTTTGTGGCAAATCTATACACTTCGGGATAACAGGAATCGCCCTGTCAACACCATTGAAGTAAAGATGCGAGACGAAAACACCCCGGTAGTCACTCAAATCAAAGGCAACGGCCGCGCAACTGGCAACGTGCCTGCCGATAAATACGACACGGCTATTCTCGACTTCCTGCAAGATTACCTCAAGCCGGCAGCAATCGAGGAAAAAGATGAGCTTCTAACTCCTGTGCTGCAAGCATACAAAAGAGCCTTGGATACGACTTCAGGGCAGTGATAAGGAAACGACATGCCAATCGACAAAGCACTCAACCGAGCCCCGGCCCTGGAGGTCATCGTAGGCGGTGGCGGCATTCCTGAGCCGCAAATGGACATCGAAGTCATCATTGAAGACGACGGAGGTGCCACGATTGAGATGGGTGAGGACGATGCGAAGTCGGTTGACTTCTACGACAACCTGGTCGACGTCATTGATCCCGAAGTGCTTGCCAGAATTTCGCTTGACGTGGCCGCCATGTTCGAGGCAGACAAGGGTTCGCGCTCCGATTGGGAGCAGATGTACGCCAAGGGCCTTGATCTGCTGGGCTTGCGCATGGAAGAGCGCACCAAACCCTTCCGTGGCGCCACAGGTGCAACGCATCCGATGATCACTGAGGCCATCATTCAGTTCCAGGCGCAGGCCTTGAAGGAGCTGATGCCCGCTGGCGGCCCTGTTCGCACCCAGATCATGGGCAAAGAGACGGTAGAAAAGTTTCAGCAAGCCGGCCGCGTGCAGGATTTCATGAACTATCAGCTCACTACGGTGATGGAAGAGTACACACCGGAGTTTGACCAGCAGCTTTTCTACACCGGATACGGTGGTTCGACCTTCAAAAAGGTCTACTACGACTACCAACTGGGCCGCATGGTGTCAAAACTGTGCCTGGCAGACGATGTTTACATCCCGTACAACGGCTCAAGCGTCGTTTCCCAGTGCCCACGGCTCACGAACCGCATCCCGATGGACGCCAACGAGTACAAAAAGCGTGCTTTGGCCGGTGAATACCTCGATATCAACGCTGAAACGTACTCCTCGCCGGCGAATCCGAGTCAGATTCAGGCTGCTGTCGACAAAGTCACGGGTGTTCAGCCGACGGATGACATTGGCGAGGTGTTTTTGCTGGAGCAGCTGGTCGATTTGGACATCCCAGGCTTCGAAGACAAGGACGAAAAGGGCGAACCGACCGGAATCAAGCTCCCGTATGTCGTCACTTTGGCCGAAGACAGTCTGAAAGTTGTCGGAATTCGTCGGAATTGGAAAGAAAACGACGAAAAGAAGAGCCGCCGCAACTATTACGTGCACTACGTGCTCGTTGAAGGCCCTGGCGCCTACGGTTTGGGCTTTGTTCACCTCATTGGAGGCCTCGGCAAGGCCGCTACAAGCGCCCTACGGCAGTTAATTGACGCTGGCACGCTATCCAACCTGCCCGCAGGCTTCAAAGCCAAGGGCGCGCGCATTGCGGACGACTCTGATCCGATCCAACCAGGCGAATGGCGCGACATTGACGCGGGCGGCGCGGAACTTTCTGCGTCTTTGATGCCTCTGCCGTACAAGGAGCCCAGCCAGGTGCTGTTTGCGCTGCTTGGCTTCCTTGTGGACGCCGGCAAACGCCTCTCCAGCACCGCCGACATGCAGGTTGGCGACGGCAACCAGTACGCACAGGTTGGAACGACCCTGGCGCTGCTGGAACGCGGCTCTATGGTCATGTCCAGCATCCACAAACGCCTGCATTATGCGCAGACGCTGGAGTTCCGGCTGCTGTTTGAAGGCTTTGGCCAGTACTTGCCCGACGAGTACCCCTATGACGTGCCTGGCGCGAGCCGCAAGATCAAGAAGTCGGACTTCAGCTCGATGGTGTCGGTGCAGCCAGTGGCTGATCCCAACATCTTCAGCTCTGCGCAGCGCATCCAGCTTGCACAGATGCAGTTGCAGCTTGCCCAAAGCGCCCCGAACATGCACAACATGTACGAGGCCTACTACCGCATGTACGCGGCACTCAACATCCGCGACATCGATGGCATTCTCCTACCTCAAAACACCAGCACACCGCGTGATCCGGCCTCTGAGAACAGCGATGTGCTCAATGGCATGAAGCTCAAGGCCTTTGCTGGCCAGCAACATGACGCTCACATCGCCTCTCACCTCATGATGGGCATGTCACCCATTCTCCAGGCCAATCCGATGTCTGCATCAGAGCTGCAAAAGCACATCCTTGACCACGTGCGCATTAGAGCGGAAGAGGATGTCGAGGCAGAGCTGTTCAAGACCTATGGAACGGACCCAGACCGCATGGTTTCTGCGATCCAGAAGGAGGGCATGATTGCTCTCAAGATTGCTTTGGGCATGAAAGAGGTCCGCGACATGCAGCAAGAGCTTGCAGGTGGCGACGAGGGCCCAGACCCGCTGATCAAGCTCAAGGAAACCGAGCTGCAGCAGCGTGCGCAGAACGACCAGGCCAAGAACCAGATCGACCAGCAGCGCCTGGCTATGGACCAGCAGAAATTGCAGGACACCAAAGCCTTCAATCAACAGAAATTGGCGCTCCAAGAGGCCAAGATAGGGCAACCACCACAAGGAGTTCAAAATGCCGCTTAAAAAGGGTTCCAGTCAGAAGACGATCAGCGCCAACATCGGCGAGATCGTTCGCGACTACAAAAAGGACGGAAAAATCGGTACCAGCACGCCCAAGAGCAAGGCCGCTGCCGTGAAACAGGCTGCTGCAATCGCCTACAGCAAGGCCGGCAAGACCAAAATGGCTGCTGGCGGGTCCGTCAAGACGCCCAAGGGCGTACAAGGCCCTGCAATGATTGTGAAAAAGAAAGACGGTAACCGTCCAGTTAAGATATACTGATCACTGTCAACCGTGCCAACGGGTGGGGCCAAATCCACCTGCATTTCATGGAATTACCATGCTCGAATTTGCAGAAGCAGTTCTGAAAGAGATCAGAAAACTTCAGGAACAGTCCAAGCAGATTGTCTTGAACGGCACCATTACAGACATGGAGCGTTATCGCTTCATGATGGGTCGCCTTGAGGGTATGAGGATGGTAGAAGATTCCGTGAAAGAGCTTCTAAAGAAGGTCACGGATGACGAAGACCTCATTAACTAAAAGGAAGCCCATGGAAAGTTCTGACGCTACTGTATCTGTTGAAGCTCCAGCCATCCAACTCACTGCGTTGGAAAGAAAATGGGCTGAAGAAGCTGCAGCCAAAGGGCCTGTGCTGGAAGACGCCTACACCGAGCTTGGGTTTGACCCTGAGAAGCTCGATCAGGCCGTCATCGACACCATACCAACCCCTACCGGGTGGCGTATTGCCATCCTGCCCTATCGTGGCGCTGAAAAATCCAAGGGAGGCATTGTCCTGGCCGAAGAAACCCAGCGTAAGACGCAGTTGGCCACCGTGTGTGGCTACGTGCTGAAGATGGGCGATCTTGCATACGCGGACGAGGGCAAGTTCCCTGCCGGCCCTTGGTGCAAGAAGGGTGACTGGATCATTTTCGGTCGATATGCGGGTGCTCGCATCCCAATCGACGGGGGTGAGATTCGTCTGTTGAACGACGATGAGGTTTTGGCTGTCGTGAACAGTCCCGAAGACATTCTGCACATGTAAAGGAGCGCTTCTATGAACGAGCAATTGGAATTTAAGATTGGCGAGGACGAGAGTCCGGCTACGGTAGCCGTTGCCGAGGACGGAACGGCCGAAGTCGTCAGCAAACCGGAGCAGCAAAGCTCTGGCGGCAGCGAACTGGATCAGTACAGTGAGGGCGTCAAGAAGCGCATTGACAAGCTGACGGCTCGCCTGCGCGAGACCCAGCGGCGTGAGCAGGCTGCCTTGGATTACGCCAGAAACGTGCAGGCAAGAGCTACCCAGCTTGAGCAGCAGTACATGCACGTAGACACGGAGCGCTTGGGCGAGGCCAACAGCCGTGTTCAGACCCAGGTTGTGGCGCTCAAGCAGATTATTCGCAAGGCGCGCGAAGAGGGCGACATTGACACCGAGACCGAAGCCCAACAGCGCCTGGCAGCAATGACCATGGAGCAAAGCCAGATTGCTGCAGCGACCCAACAGCGCGAGCAGCAGGCTCAGGAGTGGGCATACCAGCAGCAGGTTGCCGCCCAACAGGCCGCAATGCAGCCCCAAGTTCAGGTCCAACAGGAGGTTGATCCTCGGGTGGAAGACTGGGCCGAGCGCAATCCGTGGTACGGGCGCGACACTGCCATGACACATGCCGCTTGGGGCATCCATCGCCAGTTGATTCAGGTTGAGGGGTTTGACCCCAACAGCGATGCGTATTATGATGAGCTTGACAACCGCTTGAAACAAACTTTCCCGAATAAATTGGGGGGTGGAAATCAGGCGCAAACTAACAGGGCCGCCCGATCCGTGCAAACGGTGGCACCTGCATCCCGATCATCGGGTATCAACAATGCACGCCGCACTGTCAAATTGACCCCAAGTCAAGTTGCAATTGCCAAAAAGCTGGGTGTTCCTCTTGAGGAATACGCCAAATACGTGAAGGAGTAAAACATGGCTGACGTTAAAATTCCCGTTCTTAATCGCACTGCTCGCGCGTCCGAATCGCGTGAAAAAGATGCGCGACGCAAGCCCTGGGCACCGCCTTCTCGTCTGGACGCGCCTCCCGCGCCTCCGGGATTCGAGCACCGTTGGATTCGGGCCGAAGCAGGTGGGGTAGAAGACCGCACGAACGTGGCTGGAAAACTCCGTGAGGGGTATGAGCTGGTTCGCGGCGACGAGTACCCTGACTACCAGGTTCCAACAGTAGAAGACGGCCGACATGCTGGTGTGATCAGCGTGGGAGGTCTGCTCCTAGCACGTATTCCCAAGGAAACGGTTCAAGAGCGCAATGCGTATTACAACTCTCGTGCGAACGACCAATTGCAGGCTGTCGACAATGAGCTGATGAAAGCGAATGCACACAACACCATGACCATTCAGAAGCCTACACGCCAGTCCCGCGTTTCATTCGGTGGCTCTCGCGGCCAGTGAAATCAACTTTTTGAAGGAAACATCAAATGGCAAACGTAAATAAGCCTTTTGGTCTGCGTCCTCTCGGCAATCTCTCCGCTACTGGTGGTCAAAAACAGTACGGATACTTGATTGCTGATAACCAGTCCGGGGCGATCTATCAGGGTGATCTGGTGACCATTGACAATGGTTACTTGGTCAAATTTAACAACACGAACCACACCGTGGCCGTAGGCGTGTTCAATGGATGCAATTACATTGATCCCACTACCGGCAAGCCGACTTGGAAAAACTACTATCCTGGTTCCGTCAACATCACCGCTGGCCAGATCGTGGCTGACGTGATCGACGATCCCAGTCAGTTGTTTATCATCCAGAACGCTGGCACTCCCACGCAAGCCAATATCGGCACCAACGCTGATATCACGGCCTCTACCACGGGTAGCACCACGACTGGCTTGTCCAACATGACCATGAGCGGCACCTTCACTGAGGCAGCAACTGCCAACCTGAAGGCCGTTGGCCTGTGGAACGTACCGGGCAATGAGATGGGCCAATACGCCGTTCTCGTTGTGATGATCAATGAGCACATGTACGGCAGCACTGGCACGCCGGGCTTTAGCACCTAAGGAGATCAACCATGGCTATTTCACGTGCACAACTGGTGAAAGAGCTTGAGCCTGGTCTCAATGCTCTGTTCGGTCTTGAGTACAAAAACTACGAGAACGAGCACCTGCAAATCTATTCCGTCGAAACTTCTGATCGTGCATTCGAAGAGGAAGTGATGGAGTCGGGCTTTGCAGAAGCTCCGGTGAAAACCGAAGGCGCTGGCGTCGGCTACGACCAGGCGCAAGAGGTGTACACCGCTCGTTACACCCACGAGACCATTGCTTTGGCGTTCTCGCTGACCGAAGAAGCCGTGGAGGACAACCTCTACGACCGTCTGTCAGCCCGCTACACCAAGGCCCTGGCCCGCTCGATGGCCCAAACCAAGCAGATTAAGGCTGCGGCTGTGCTGAACGGCGCCTTCACCACCTCTATTGGTGGCGACGGTGTTGCTCTGTGCGCAACCAACCACCCCACCCTGACTGGTCCCAACCTGTCCAACACCCTGGCTACGGCCGCTGACCTGTCCGAGACCTCTCTGGAGCAGGCGCTGATCGACATCGCCGCGTTCACCGATGAACGTGGCCTGAAGATCGCTGTCCAGGGCCTGAAGCTGATTCTGCCGAAGGAACTGCAGTTCACGGGCGACCGTATCCTGAAGTCCACTCTGCGTGTTGGCACCGCTGACAACGACATCAACGCTGTCCGCAACATGGGCATGGTTCCCCAGGGTTACGTGGTCAACCACTTCCTGACCGATCCGGACGCATGGTTCATCAAGACCGACGCTCCCAACGGCATGAAGATGTTTGAGCGCGTTTCGTTGAAAACCGCGTTCGAAGGCGACTTCGACACCGGCAACGTGCGCTACAAGGCTCGCGAGCGCTACAGCTTCGGCTTCAGCGACCCGCGTGGCATCTTTGGCTCGCCTGGCGCAGCCTAAGCAACGGATTGGGCACTTCCAATCAAGAAAAAGGGGCTTCGGCCCCTTTTTCTTTTTCCACAATTAGGTTATATTGGACCCATTCCGGGGTTTCCGGCGTATCTGACAGTCCCGGCTGACGACATGCAGACAGATACGCCCCAACTCGCATGTGAGGACCATCATGGCTCAAACCACTTTCTCTGGCCCAGTCAAGTCTGACAACGGCTTTGTCTTCCCCGTCGCAACAGCAGCCGAATTGGGCGATGCCGCCGACGTGATCAACACGAGCAATAAAACAGTCGGCAAGACCGTGATTGATATTGCTACTGGGGTCATCTACGTGGCCACCGGAACCGCCACCACCTCCGACTGGAAAGGTTCTGACGCGACTTCTATCACCCCCGCCTAACAAGGGGAACTAAATGAGCGCCAGTAACATCTATGCCGTCTATAAAACGGCTACAGGGCAAGCCGTAAATGGGCGCACGCGCATGAACGGCCTGTACTTCACGCATGGAGCAGGCGGACCCTCGTTGATTCAGTTTTATGACGGTGATTCGGACACTGATCCGTTAATCATGACGCTGTCCACAACGACCGTTGCAGACTCTCAAAACTTTGTGATCCCTGAGCAAGGCCTCTTGTTCACCACAGGCATGTACGTCAAGTTTGGCGCGACAGTCCTGAGTGTGACGGTCCTGTTCGAAGGCGGAGCGGCTGCGTAATGGCTTCCAAAGGCATGGGTATCAAGACCTCGGTGAAGAGCGGGAACTTCCGCGCCACCAAGGCAGGTGCAGGCATGACCAAAAAAGGCGTTGCAGCATACCGCAAGGCCAATCCTGGAAGCAAATTGAAGACGGCGGTGACTACCAAAACACCGTCGCCTGCAGAAGCTAAGCGTAGGGCATCATATTGTGCGCGGTCCGAGGGCCAGATGAAGGATTTTCCTGAGGCTGCCAAGGACCCGAACAGCCGGCTTCGCCAGGCGCGAAAGCGTTGGAGGTGCTGAGCTGTGGAAATGATGATATGGAACGTCGTTTTGACGGCGATTGTGGGGCTCATGGGCTTCTTGTTGAAGGCAAAATTCGACGAGGTAAGCCGACTGGGAATTCTCCTGAACAAGACTCGTGAAGAGGTTGCTCGGGACCATGTCACACGCAAGGAAGTTGACGACCGATTTGATAAATTCTTGATCCACGTGGACCAACGGTTTAACAGGCTTGAGGCAAAGTTGGATGAAATCCGAAAGGCAGGATGAAATGGCAACCAAAAAAGCTCTTCCGGTGCGCGGAATGCGTACTGCCAAGAACAAAATGGCCAAAGGGGGCATGCCTGGCATGCACAAGATGCCTGATGGCTCGATGATGAAGAACTCAGACATGGCCGACAAGATGGGCCGTGCCGTAAAACGTAAAACGGCCGACGTTAAGGGCCGTGCAATGAAGAAAGGAGCCTAATCATGGCTGGAAAAGGTATGGGTTGCGCCACTCGTGGCGGCGGTGCTGTGATGAGCGGCGCAAAAAATCATATGGTCTCCGAGGACAGTAAAAAAACTGGCCCCGTGATGATGAACAAGGGCGGCATGGCCAATAAAGGCAACATGAATCAGCACAAGCGCATGGCCATGGGCAAGCCCATTGGCAAAATGGGTGGCGGCATGGTGAAGTCCTACAAAAAAGGCGGCGCTTGCTAAATGGCAACCTCGGGCACGACCACATTTAACCTGTCGATTGACGACCTGGTTGAGGAAGCGTTTGAGCGCTGCGGAATGCGGCCGACGAGTGGCTATCAGCTCTCATCGTCGCGCCGTTCGCTCAATTTGTTGTTCCTCGACTGGGCCAATCGCGGGTTGAACTTGTGGACGATTGAACAGGCCACGTATCCGCTGGTCCAGGGCACCAATGAAATCTCGTTGGATGCATCTGTGGTCAACGTGTTGGAGGCCGTCATCCGTGATCCGAGCGCCGGGGTCTCGACGGACATCTACATTGAGCGTATCAGCCGAGAGGACTACCTCAATGTGCCCAACAAGACCTCCCAAGCACGTCCTGCGCAGTTCTATGTGCAGCGAACCAACACCCCCAAGGTGTTTTTCTACCCCGCAGCGGACAAGAACTACACCTTTGTGTATTACCGCATCCGGAGAATTCAGGATGCTGGCAACTACACCAACACGGCGGACGTGAATTTTCGGTTCTTGCCGTGCCTGGCCTCTGGCCTGGCGTACTATTTGTCCCTCAAGTTTGCCCCTGATCGAGCATCTGCTCTCAAGGCCATCTATGACGAGGACTTCCAGCGCGCAGCAGCAGAAGACCGAGACACTGCCAGCGTGCAGTTTGTTCCGGACTTAGGGGTATGACATGGCTTACGCAACCGGCAAGTTCTCGTACGGATTGTGCGACTACTGCGGGCAGCGTTACCCGTACAACACCCTGCGAAAAAACTGGAAAGGCTTCAAAGTCTGTCCAGATGACTATGAGCCAAAAGAACCCCAGCTTGAGCCCTTGCGATATCGTGGGGACGCCATTGCACTGCAAGAGCCTCGGCCTGACCGTATCGAGCCCGTATCGGTCTTTGTGGGTGCGCCAGGTTTTACGGCCTTCCAAAGCTATGGCAGCGTCCAAAACACTGCTGACATGCGGCCGTATGTACAGGATCAAGCTCTCATTGCGCAAGGCGTTGTTGGGAAAGTGATGGTGAACATATCATGACCTACGACGAACTTGTCACCAACATTCGAAACTACACCGAGGTGAACAGCAACGTGTTCACTGAACCGGTCATTAACACATTCATCACCATGGCGGAGAACCAGATTCTTCGCGAGATTGACCTTGACGTCTTCAAGCGAGAGATGACGGGCTCAATGTCACAAGGAAATAAGTTTTTGACTGCCCCCGATGGTCTACTGACGCATCGCTACATGATTTTGACGCCAGTTAGTGGGGATCAAATCTTCTTGGACTTCAGGGACACGTCGTTCATGAAGGAATACTGGTCTAATGGGGCCACTCAGGGAACGCCTAAGTACTATTCGGTGTGGGATCAGAACACGTTCTACATTGCACCGACCCCGGATCAAAATTATTCTGTTGAATTGGGCTTCATTTATAGGCCCCCACAGTTATCTTCGACCAACACCACAACCTGGATCAGCACAAACGCGCCAGAGGCCTTGTTGTATGCCTGTTTGATTCAGGCCTACAGCTATACCAAGGGTCCACCGGAGATGATGCAGTACTTTAAGGCTACCTACAAAGAGGCAGTACAAGGTCTTGGTCTTGAGCAGCAGGGTCGTCGTCGTCGCGATGAGTATCGTGATGGCATGATGCGCATTCCACTTAAATCGGATTCACCTGGGCCATGATTACTGCACCTGCACCCGTACTTGTTGGAAGCGTATTTGTCGAAACCACCGAAAATCGTGGATGGTCGGTGGAAGAGCTGGCAAATCGGGCTGCCGACAAGATTATCTATGTCGGGGACCAGTCACATCCGGCAGTCCAGGCGCAGGCAAGAGCTTTCAAGGAGAGCGTCAAACACGTTGTGGCGTTTTATTTGAAAGAGGCCGTCGAACAGGACCGGTCGACAATTGCCAGCCGCCTGCGCGCAGCAGGGCACCCTGAGTTAGTTCATTTGTTAGGAGATTAAAAATGGCTTTTTCCGGAAACTACATGTGCACCAGCTTCAAAGTGGAGCTGATGAAGGCGGTGCACAACTTCACAACCGGCACGGGAGACACGTTTAAGTTGGCCATGTACGACAATAACGCGTCTTTTACCGCTGCTACGACCGCCTACACGGCCACCAACGAGGTGGCAGCATCGGGCACGTATGCTGCGGGCGGTGGGGCGCTGACGAACGTCACGCCAACGTCGACTGGCACGACCGCATTCACTGATTTTGCTGATCTGTCGTTCACCAGCGCCACCATCACAGCGTACGGTGCAATGATCTACAACGACTCGGCTGCAGGTAATCCGTCCGTGTGTATTTTGGACTTTGGCGGCGCAAAAACGTCCACCAGCGGCACGTTTACCATCATCTTCCCAACTGCCGACGCTACCAGTGCGATTATCCGCATTGCGTAAGGAGGCCTGGTGGCCGATGCAACCGTTGGATTCCAGGGATGGGGCGCCTCTGGCGTAGGCTGGGGGGAAGACCCCTGGGGGCAGAGTCTTGCCTCTCTTCCCACGGGCACTGGTCAGGTTGGATCGGTCACTGTTTTACTTGACGCTAGTGTCAGCGTCACAGGACTGTCGGCAAATGCCAGTGTTGGTAGTGTCACGGTCACCGGATCAGCCAATGTAAGCCCCTCTGGTGTTTCTGCCACTGCATCCGTTGGCAGTGTGTCAGTCACCGGCACCGCTAACGTAAGTCCATCAGGCGTCACTGCTACCGCGTCTGTTGGCAGCGTTATTGCTACCGGCGCAGCCCAAGTCCCTGTTTCGGGGCTGTCCGCCACAACAAGTGTGGGCTCCGTTCAAGTCCTAACCGCGATTGATGTCCCGGTTGTAGGGGTTTTCGCAACCGGAGGCGTGGGCCAGGTAGATGTGGCGACTGGCACGGATGTCTTAGTCACTGGAATTGAGGCTATCGGGTATGTAGAAGCCGTCGACGTTGCTGCCAATGCAGACGTTTATGCAGAGGGCCTACAGGCAGAGGCCCTTGTTGGAGATGCCCTGGTAGAGGTTACCTCACTGGTCGATGTGACTGGCGTTCAAGCAAATACCTTTCTAGGGACGGCCACTGTTGGAATCGGAACAGATGTTTTAGTTGTAGGGATGGCAGCTGCCGGGAGTGTTGGCGCCGTTACAGTAGGGATAGGAACGGATGTTTTTGTGGCTGGGGTCCAGGCAACTGGATACGTGGCTCAAGTTCTTGTTTGGGCCGTGGTGGATGACAACCAGTCTGCAAACTGGCAAAATGTTGACAATTCGCAGTCAGGGAACTGGGTTGTCGTAGATGACGGGAACACAGCCGTGTGGACCCAGATTGTTACGTAAAGGAAGGCAGAAATGACGATCAATTACACAACTCTTTTGGGCCTTGCTCAACCAGTCACGGGCACTGAGTCTGGCGTTTGGGGAACCGTGGTCAATGACCAGATTACCGCGCTTGTTGAAGATTCAGTAGCAAACGCCTCCACAATCAGCGTCACAGCGGCAAATGTGACCCTTTCCACGACGAGCGGCTCAAGTAATCAGGCCCGGATGTCAACATTGATTATCACGGGCACGCCTGGCACAACCAGGAACGTTGTTGCTCCCAGCCAGGCAAAAATTTATCAGGTCATCAATCAGTCAAACAGCTCCGTTGTCATAAAAGGCGCTGCAACTACTGGGGTGACCATTGTTAGCGGGGCCACTGCCTGTGTGGTATGGAACGGAAGCGATTTTGTAATTGCCTCTGTTGCGGCTATTGGCATGTTGCAGGGACTTGGGACGGGCGTAGCCACCGCTGCGGCCGCTGCATCAAACACAACGGGCGGATTGGTTACTCAGTCTGGAACCTTGGCATCCAGTGCGCTGTTGCTTGGCGGCGGATCGGGCACGGGGGTGTCGTCAACTACCACCGGGACTGGGGTTGTTACCGCCCTTGGCAACAATGCCAACGCAACGGGCGGTTTTGCGACCATCAACGGTACGGCTACGCTGACCAACAAGCGAATCGATCCTCGCACCTCAACTTCTGCGGCAACGGCTACGCTGACGCCTGACATCTCCGCGTTTGATCAATACAATCTGACCGCGCAGGATCAAGCTCTAACTGTAGCCGCACCAACTGGAACCCCAGTAGACGGCAACAAGTTGATCCTACGAATTTTGGACAACGGTACTGCCCGGGCTATCACTTGGAATGCCACTTACACTGCGATTGGCACCACCTTGCCGACTACCACGATCATCAACAAGATGCTTTATGTCGGCTGCATCTACAACAGCACCAACACCCGTTGGGATGTAGTCGCTGTAACTACCCAAACATAAGGAGCAATCATGCAAATCATTTTTAAATTCGACACCCCGTTTGGCTCGTTTTGCGATGCTTTGAACCTGCCAGATGACCATGGTTTGACGGAGGAGCAGTTGGAGGCCATGAAGCAGGAACGACTTAGCAACTGGCTCGCAGTGGTCAATCCGGTTGTTGAAACTCCGCAGGAGTAACGCATGGCAAACAGGTATTGGGTGGGCGGGTCAGACCAATGGAACGGCACTGCTGGTACCAAATGGGCGCTGACCTCTGGTGGTGCTGGTGGTCAGACTGTACCTACTTCTGCTGACGATGTGTTTTTTGATGCAAACTCAACTGGTGTTGTGACGATTGCAACTGGTAACACAGGGGCAAAATCGATTACTTGTACAGGTTTTACAGGGACACTAACTGGAACAGCCAACATAACTGTTTCTGGTAGCGTGACGCTTGTGTCGGGTATGACAATGTCCTACACCGGCGGTATGACA